CTTGCGCACGATCTGTTCCCAGTCGCGCCTGCGCTCACCGATGGGGCGCACCTCAACTGACCGGCCACGTATCGGCTTGACCGATTCCCACAAGTTCTTGTAGTGGGTGTAGCTCACGTACTGTCGGTTGTCCATGCGTTGTTGTAGTGATCTCATTTGTCACCCCACGTTTCGGTATCATCGTTGGCTTGGTTGATCAGGTGGTACTGCGTGAACAGTCCAGGGAATGCGAACCGCATGATTGCGGCGTTGCTCAGGTCGGCATGCAGGTACGCCTGCCCGATTGCAGAGTCGAAGTCTCCACCCTGCACCCTCATGGTCTGCGCGGCGCGCCAGTAGTCGGTTTGTGTCATAGCTTGTTTTGTGGTGTGTAATTCGTTTGGTATCTCAACCTCATCGCCTAGCTTGCTGGCAACGAAGCACCTCATCGCAGCGATAAGTGGGGTGGGGCCATCGGTTCGAACATTGTGTTTAAACCTTTGAGCCGGGTTGTTTGCCATGCCAGAGTTATTGGCCCACCAACTAGCTGACCAAAGCGCACCCGAAACACGATGCAAGTCGATCCCCTCTCGCTCAATGATCGGCCCGCCCGCCGCCCAGTCGGCTGAGTATTTGGTGTGGCGACTCGGCTGCTCGCCTTCACACTTGCACACCGCCCAGTCGAGTGCGGCCCCGGTCAGTTCACTCGTTCTCATATCAGCACCTCGTCCAGTTGCAACGACGCCATCGGCATCGTCAGATATACCCATCGGTCACCTTGGGTGAGCTTGCGCACCCACACCATGCCCGAGCCTAGAAACTCCAGCACCTCGTACCTGTGCCGGAACCCTTTGTAGTCCTTCCGAATCACCGTGTCGCCGACGGCGACTTCGTGTCCGGTTCGCTTGTCGATTACCCTCATTTGGTTATCCACATCAGGCAAGCCCAAGCTGCGGCCACGCCAGCCACATACCACCGCATCGGTATCGGACCCACGAACAGAATCTCACGCCGCTGACCGAGCAATACCCGCTGCCAAAATACTGCTTCCTCGGTGTCCACGTGGTTTGGCTGTGGCTTGGCGTATGCCAGTCCGATGCGCACTTTGCCCGTGTCGAATGGTGGCCTGTAGTTTGGGCTGAATCTGTTTTTCATTTATTAACTCCTGTTAATCAGTTTGTGGTTTTGGGTTTCGGTTACTTCAGTTTCGGGTCGAACTCGCACCCAATATCTGCGGGCTCGTCCGGTGCGCCCCATGCGCACTCCTGCTGCATGGTGTTGGTCAGTTCCCAGTAGCCCTTCAACTCAGCCTTGGCCTTGTTCAAGTCACCGCGTGCTTCCTCCAGGTACTCCATGTAGTCGGCCACATCGAAGCACTCGTAGACCCAGTGGCCACCGGCTTCGTAGTTGTCGAGTGCGTACTTCTCCAACGCGTTGATCGCGTCGATGCAGAAGCCCAATCCGGTCGGGCTGGCTGTTGCGTTCATTTGTTAACTCCTGTTAATTTGTTTGTGGTTGCCGCTTCGGATTCGTGATCTTCAAGTCGTCCGGGTTGTGGATGTATTGGTACGCACCCTTGGTGTAGGGGATGCTGACGCACCAACCCTTCCTCGTTTCCCGTGCAGCGGCGTCGCCGCACGACAAACACAGCCGGAACCCCAGGGCCCAACGGCGTGGGTCGATGGGCTCGGTGCATGAACTACAGTGCATGAATGGCCTCCGATCATAGAAAATAACGGTTTTTTGGATGTTGGATGCGGGTTGTAAAGTGCTTTGTTCCGTCGTTTGTTGCGTGTGTTCCAAAAATGAGTGGAGACAGAAAGGCAAGCAAAATCAACGCGTTAGCCGCTTCGTTGTCACGCTGTTCCGTTGTTCCATGCTGAAAACGCGGTTGCCAAAAAGCCCGAAGGCTGCTCTCCTGCCACTGGTTAACATTGTTAACCTGTTTCAGCCCCACGGATGTGTTCTTATATATATGGAACAATGGAACATTACATAGAAAAAGCACAAAAACACCTGCAAAATCAACAACTTAGCGTGTTCCGTCTGGACGGAACATTGCGGAACAGCGCGGAACATGGTCGTGCATCATCAGCATCATCCTCCTGGGGGGAACTATCACGAAAAGCGAAGCGAATCGCGGGCGCAAAAAAGCCCCGGCGCAAGGCCGGGGCGATTGGTTAACACGTGTTAACTTATTTGACAGTGGACACTACGGCCAAAGCCGCGCGAAGGTGGCCCAGGGTTGCGGTGATATCGAAGGTTGCCCCTTCGGCCTTCTCACACTTGCCGATTGCGTCATTAATCAAATCGGCCACCTTGGTTGCAAGGGTCTTAGCGGGTTCGGCTTCGGCCTTCTCGGTCTTAACTTCGGGGAATGCGTACCCCACAACCCGATTGAACATGGTGTGCGCAGTGGATCGCGCATCCTTCTTTGCTTGGTTTGCGTCAATCCATTCTTGCTCGCCGTGAGACTGCACGAAGGCCGCATACTCTTTCGAGCCCTTCCGGGGCAATTCCCGAGCAAGGGCAGATTGCAGTTTTTTGTCTAATTCGGGAATGATCGCATCGGCCAAGAATTGCGCCTTCACTTCGGTAATAGCGGCCTCGGAACCATAAAACCGCGCCACAGTGGCCCCGGCATCCTTCCACTTGTTTTGCGAAAGGTTGTCTTGCTTGATTGCACCGCGCACGGCGGAGACAACGGCGGAATACTCGGTGGTTTGATTGATTGCGGACATATTGCACTCCATTCAGTTAATGATTGATTGATGATTTGCCCTAGGGCATACGTATATTACTAAAAACCCCGGATTCACCAAGCATTATTTTATTATCAGGTGTTAACCCGTTTTTTCCGGCCAGCCCCGCCGACCCCCCACCCCCCGGATTCGGCTGGATGGGACCCGCACGCTGCTACGCATATTGATATGCACAACCAATCCCAAGCCCCCCACTACTTAACTCCAACCTCTTGGACCCAGTACGTCTAACGTCACGTCGCTCCATTCCCAAACATCTTTGTAGGCCCCCCTACCCCCAATAGTTTTTGCCGGTCGTCCAAGCAAGCCCAATCCTAGAAACACCCCCCGTCAGGAGTCCCAACCTCCTGCCTTGCCCCCACCCCTATATTTCTGTTACATTGCGCCCAGTTGCAGGAGCTACAAACGCCCATGCCCATAGTTGCTACACCAGAAGTCGGCATCCCACTGCCCTTCGACACCACCCCGGAAGAGATTGACGACTTCCGAGAGAAAGCACGTGCTTACTTCAGCACGGTAGAAGCCTTGATGAAACACGGTCTGGACGTGGAAGTCACGCCAGAAGACAAGACGGCTTCGCATCAAATCATGGCATCTGGGAAGATGCCCCCCGCCAAGAACCTCACCCCTGGCACCATCATCAATCTAGAAGCAATCCTGACCGAATGGGACCAGGAAGTACTAGATGTACATCGTCGGCTGCGTAACTACGTGACCAACAAGATGATCATGGAGAGCACGGACCCCGATCCGCGCCAGCGCATGAAGGCCCTTGAGAATCTGGGCAAGATTTCAGGGGTGGGTTTGTTCTCCGACCGCATCGACATCAACGTCACCCACCGCACCATCAGCGATATTGAGTCTGATCTGCGCAAGACACTGGAGTTGTTCGGTGCCCAGGTGGTGGACGTGGAGGCAAAAGAGGCCCCGAAGTCCGTAGCCGAGATTGATCTGGACGAAGAACTGGGAGTAATCGAGCCCAAGCAAGAGCAGGTAGATGGACCCGCAACTGCTGATTGAGGCTGAAAAGCTCCTGCCCACCCTGTCGGGGCCAGCCCAGCAGAAGTTGGGTGCGCTTGTAGCTGAGGCACGACGCGCCAAAACCAAAGAAGTTGTCAAGAACGACTTCATGGCCTTCGTCAAATACGTCTGGCCATCGTTCATTCACGGCTGGCATCACGAGAAGATGGCCCAAGCCTTCCAAGATGTGGCCGAAGGCAAGATCAAACGGCTGATCATCAACATGCCGCCACGTCACACGAAGTCGGAGTTCGCCTCCTACCTGCTTCCAGCGTGGTTTTTGGGGATGTACCCCGGCAAAAAGATCATCCAGACCTCCCACACAGCCGAGTTGGCTGTGGGATTCGGTCGAAAAGTGCGAAATCTGGTCGATTCAGACCGCTACAAGGACATTTTTCCCGAGGTCAGCCTGCAAGCAGACTCAAAAGCGGCTGGTCGGTGGGCTACAAACTACTCTGGCGAGTACTTCGCTATCGGTGTGGGCGGTGCGGTGACCGGTAAGGGTGCCGATTTGCTCATCATTGACGACCCACACAGCGAACAAGAGGCCACACTGGCCGAAACGAACCCGGAAATCTACGACAAGACCTACGAGTGGTACACATCTGGCCCTCGGCAGCGTCTGCAACCGGGCGGAGCCATCGTGGTTGTGATGACTCGGTGGTCAAAGAAGGACTTGACGGGGCAAACCCTCAAGGCTGCGGCCTCCCGCGACGGGGATGAGTGGCGAGTGATCGAATTTCCGGCGATTTTGCCCTCGGGCAGACCGCTGTGGCCACAGTTTTGGTCAATCAAGGAGCTTGAGGCGCTGCGAGAAGAACTTCCGGTGGCAAAGTGGCAGGCGCAGTACATGCAGCAGCCCACATCGGACGTGTCTGCCATCATCAAGCGTGAATGGTGGCAGATTTGGGACCACGAGGACCCGCCGCACTGCGAATTTGTCATTCAGTCCTGGGATACGGCGTTCCTGAAGACCGAGCGGGCTGACTATTCAGCCTGCACCACCTGGGGCGTGTTCTACAAGGACGACGAAGCGGGTTTACCCCAGTCAAACATCATCCTGCTCAACGCGTTCAAGAAGCGCATGGAGTTCCCCGAACTCAAACAGCGGGCGTACCAAGAGTACAAAGAGTGGGAGCCTGATGCGATGATCGTGGAAGCCAAGGCCGCAGGCTCGCCTCTCATATTTGAGCTTCGGGCCATGGGAATACCCGTGCAGGAGTTCACGCCCAGCAAGGGAAACGACAAGATCGCCCGTCTGAACGCCGTGGCAGACCTGTTTGCCAGCGGTCGGGTGTGGGTGCCAGATACTCGCTGGGCAGAAGAACTGGTCGAGGAAGTGGCAAGTTTTCCCTCCGGCGAACATGACGACATGGTGGACTCGATGAGCCAAGCCCTGCTGCGATATAGGCGCGGAGGCTTTATTCAGCTAGAGTCCGACGAGCGAGAAGAAACCCGCGAATTCCGACGCAAGCGGGAATACTACTGAGGTAAATCATGGCCATTGAAAAATCGCTGTATGCCGCGCCCGCTGGGCTCGAAGAGTTGTTGGCACAAGACGCCGCAGGTCCTGAGATCGAGATTGAGATTGAGGACCCCGAGTCAGTTGAGCTTGGCATTGATGGCCAGCCGATCATGCGCATCGAGCCCGGTGAAGGGGACGAGGATGACTTCAACGCAAACCTTGCCGAAGACATGGACGAGCAAGAGTTGGAGTCAATCGCTGGTGACTTGCTAGGTGACTTTGACGACGACATCGCCTCCCGGCGTGACTGGATGCAGACCTACGTGGACGGTCTGGAGTTGCTCGGGATGAAGATCGAGGACCGGGCCGAGCCGTGGGAAGGCGCGTGCGGGGTGTATCACCCCATGCTGTCCGAGGCTCTGGTGAAGTTCCAGTCCGAGACAATGATGGCCACGTTCCCGGCAGCGGGGCCGGTGAAGACAAAGATCATCGGGCGGGAGACTCCGGCAAAGAAGCAGTCGGCCAAGCGTGTCCAAGAGGACATGAACTACCAGTTGACCGACGTGATGAAGGAGTACCGGCCTGAGCACGAGCGCATGCTCTGGGGCTTGGGCCTGTCGGGTAACGCGTTCAAGAAGGTCTACTACGACCCCAGCATGGAGCGGCAGGTGTCGCTGTTCGTGCCCGCAGAAGACATCGTGGTGCCATATGGCGCGTCTAATCTGGAGTCTTCGCCGCGTGTGACTCACGTCATGCGTAAAACCGAGAACGACCTCAAGCGGTTGCAGATCGCTGGGTTCTACCGAGACATTGACCTCGGGGCCCCGCAGAACGTGCTCGACGAGGTAGAGAAGAAGATCGCTGAGAAGCTGGGCTTCCGCGCTACGTCGGACGACCGGTACAAGGTGCTGGAGATGCACGTCGATCTCGTGATTGAGAGCGACAAGTACAAGGACAAGGATGGCATCGCGCTGCCGTACGTGGTTACGCTGGAGAAGGGCTCGGGCAAGGTCCTGGCCATACGGCGTAATTGGGAGCCCGACGACAAGACATATCACAAGCGCCAGCACTTCGTGCACTACGGCTACGTGCCAGGGTTCGGGTTCTACTACTTTGGTCTGATCCACCTGATCGGGGCGTTTGCCAAGAGCAGCACGTCGCTGATCCGTCAGTTGGTGGACGCGGGTACGCTGAGTAACCTGCCCGGTGGCTTTAAGACTCGTGGCATGCGGGTCAAGGGTGACGACACGCCTATCTCTCCGGGCGAGTGGCGTGATGTTGACGTGCCCTCGGGTGCCATCCGTGACAACCTGCTGCCCCTGCCGTACAAGGAGCCGTCGCAGGTCCTGGCTGGGCTCATGGACAAGATCATTGAGGAGGGCCGCAGGGCGGCTAACTCCACTGATCTGAGCGTCAGCGACATGTCGTCGCAGGCCCCGGTGGGCACCACACTGGCCATCCTTGAGCGCACGCTCAAGAACATGTCGGCTATCCAGGCGCGCATCCACTACTCCATGAAGCAGGAGTTGGGGCTGCTCAAGGAGATCATCGCCGCATACACGCCCGAGGACTACGACTACGAGCCGGACGTGGGCTCGCCTCGCGCCAAGCGCAGCGACTACGACGATGTGGATGTGATCCCGGTCAGTGATCCGAACGCGTCAACCATGGCGCAGAAGATCGTCCAGTACCAAGCGGTGTTCCAGTTGGCGCAGGCCAACCCGCAGTTGTACAACATGCCGCTGCTGCATCGGCAGATGCTGGACGTGCTGGGTATCAAGGATGCCGAGAAGCTCGTGCCGATGGAAGACGACATGCGGCCTACGGACCCTGTGACCGAGAACCAGAACGTGCTGAAGATGAAGCCCGTGAAGGCGTTCTTGATGCAGGATCACCAAGCGCACATCATGGTCCACATGTCTGCGATGCAGGACCCCAAGATCATGGCGCTCTTGCAGAACAACCCGATGGCTCAGCAGTTGCAGCAGGCCATGATGGCCCACATCAACGAGCACTTGGGCTTTGAGTATCGTCGCCAGATCGAGGAGCAGCTTGGCATGCCGCTGCCCCCGCAGACTGATGAGGCTGGTGAAGAGCAGCACATGAACCCCGAAGTCGAGGCGCGGCTGTCTCCCATGTTGGCGCAGGCCGCACAGAGGCTGTTGGCTAAGAACTCCGCCGAGGTCATGCAGCAGCAGGCTCAGCAGAAAGCACAGGACCCGCTCATCCAGATGCAGATGCAGGAGTTGCAACTCAAGGCGGCTGACCAGCAACGCAAGGCGGCGAAGGATCAGGCTGACATCGCGCTCAAGCAGGCTCAGCAGCAGATCGAGCGCCAGCGGATCGCCACACAGCAAGCCACCGATGACAAACGCATCCGGGTGGACGCGGTGCGGGCCGCAGCCGATCTGGGGCGTGACCGCGAGAAGATGATGGCTGAGTTGAGTGTGGACGTGCTCAAGCACTTGAGTAACAAGTCTCAAGAAGAACAGACACGTCAGATTCCCCAGCAACCCAAGCGAGGTGAGTAATGGATGCACTGGACATCATCGTCCAACAAACGGACGAGAAGGTCAGCCAACTCAAGGACTACTTGGCCGAGGGTAAGGCCGAGACATTTGAGGACTACAAGAAACTGTGCGGTGAGATTCGGGGTCTGCTCATCGCACGGGGATACGCCCTAGACCTGAAACAAACCATGGAGATTTCGGATGACTAATGGCATCCTGTTGGCTACAGACGCCAACAACCCGCAAGTTGTCGGGGCCTACAACTTTGACGCTACAGCAGCGGAGAAGGGCAAACAACTACCCAAACCCTCGGGCTACCGCATCCTGTGTGTGGTTCCAGAGGTGGACAAGGAGTTTGAAGGTGACGTTGGTCTGATCAAATCTGACGAGACGATTCGGATCGAAGAGACGTTGACCACCGTACTCTTTGTTGTGGAGCTTGGCCCTGATTGCTACAAGGACGAGAAACGGTTCCCAACCGGTCCCTGGTGCAAGAAAGGTGACTTCGTTCTCATTCGGCCCCACACGGGCTCACGTCTGGTCATCCATGGCCGTGAGTTTCGGATCATCAACGACGACTCGGTAGAGGGTGTCGTGGAAGACCCGCGTGGCATCAAACGCAAGTAAGAGGAGCACAAAATGCCTCAAATGGAACAAACGTCCTTCAAGTTCCCCGACGAAGTTGAAGATGACTCTAAGGGTAAATCCTTAGAAGCCAAGGACAATATCGAAATCGAGATTGAAATCGAGGACGATACCCCTGCGGAAGATCGTGGCAAGACCCCGATGCCCAAGCCTCTGGTTGAAGAACTGGAGAAGGACGAGCTAGATGCCTATGACGATACCGTCAAGGAAAAGCTCAAGCAGATGCGCAAGGTCTGGCACGATGAGCGCAGAGAAAAGGAAGCCGCCCTCCGAGAGCAGCAGGAGGCCATCACCGTAGCTCAGAGGCTACTGCAAGAGAATCAGCGAATCAAGCAGATTCTTACTACTGGTGAGAAAGAGTACGTCACGACCATCCAAAGCGCCGCTGAAATGGAGCTTGAGATGGCCAAGCGGGCGTACAAAGAGGCGTACGACTCTGGGGATACCGACAAGATTATTGAGGCGCAGCAGGCGATGCAGACCGCCAACCTCAAGATCATGCAGGCTAAAAGTTTCAAAATGCCCTCTTTACAGGAGGAACAGTTTGAAGTACAACCTCAGCAACAGCAGTATCAACAGCCTCCTCGGGCTGATTCCAAGGCAGAAGCGTGGCAAGAACGCAACCCTTGGTTTGGTCCGAACAAAGGTATGACGGCATTTGCCTTGGGCCTACACGAAGAACTCAAGGAGAATGGCATCCCAGTTGGTTCTGATGAATACTACCGCGCACTGGACAAAACGATGCGCAAACGGTTCCCCGATGCCTTTGGTGTCGAGGAAGAAGAACAAAGCAGCCGCGAGTCTCGGTCCAAACCCGCGACAGTAGTGGCCCCGGCAACGCGAAGCACGGCCCCCAACAAGGTCAGGCTGAAGCAAAGCCAACTCAACTTGATCAAAAAGTTGGGTATCACTCCCGAGCAATACGTGAGGGAGTACATGAAGGAGTCTCGTAATGGCTGAAAATCGTCTCACCCGAGAACTTGAAACGCGTGCGATCACGGAGCGTCCCAAGCAGTGGATGCAACCTGAACTTCTGCCTGAGCCGGACAAGCACCCGGATTACGCATATCGCTGGATTCGCGTCTCGACCCTGAACGTTGCAGACCCCCGTAACCTCTCGGCCAAACTCCGTGAAGGTTGGGAGCCCGTTCCAGTCGAGGAACAACCCAAATTCCGACTGCTAGTCGATCCGAACTCCCGTTACAAGGAGAACATCGAAATCGGCGGATTGTTGCTCTGCAAAACCCCGAAAGAGTTTGTCAAACAGCGGAACGATTTCTTCGCCCGCCAGACGCAAGCCCAGACGGAAGCCGTGGACAACAGTCTCATGCGTCAAAGCGACCCGCGTATGCCGCTCTTCAAGGAGCGTAAGTCCGCGACGAGCTTTGGCAGAGGCACTTAAATCTTTGGAGCTTTAACATGGCTTATCCGACTGTCTCGGCCCCCTACGGCCTAAAGCCGATCAATCTGATCGGTGGTCAGGTGTACGCCGGTTCGACTCGTCAGCTTCCGATTACCACTGGTTCTGTGAACTACAACACCGCCATCTTCTATGGTGACGTTGTGAAAATGGTAAGCACGGGAACGATTGAAGTCGAAGGTGGCACTTCGTCCGTTGCTTCTCAAGGTGTTGTTGGCATCTTCATGGGATGCTCCTACACCAACCCTGCTACCAAGCAGAAGGTGTTCCAGCAGTTCTGGCCCGGTTACGCTTCTGGCGTGACTGACGCCGTTGCGTACGTTGTGGACGACCCCGATGTGTTGTTCAAGGTTGCCGCTGTGTCTTCGGGCACGACGATTGCCTTCTACAGCCAGTCGCTGGTTGGCCTTAACGCCGCTCTGGTGCAGAACCCCGGCTCGTCTACCACGGGTGACTCGGCTCTGGCAATCAACGGCGCTACCGCCGCTGCCACTGCTTCGTTCCCGATCCGCATCGTGGACGCAGTGCCTGATACGGCGAACGCTTCGGGCAACTTCTGTGAGTTCATCTGCAAGTTCAACGCACCGTATCTGAACGTTACCACTGGTGGTGGCGGCAACGTGACGGCTGTGTCGATGGCTGGTGGCCATATGTACAACAACCCGAACGGCATCTAAGGAGTAATTCAAAATGGCAATTTCTCGTGCCCAACTACTGAAGGAACTCCTGCCCGGCCTGAACGCGCTGTTTGGTCTGGAGTACGCCAAGTACGGCGAAGAGCATAAAGAAATCTACGAAACCGAAACCTCGGAACGTAGCTTCGAAGAAGAAACCAAGCTCTCTGGTTTCTCCGCTGCTCCCGTCAAGCCTGAAGGTTCTGCAATTGCGTATGACAATGCGCAAGAAGCCTGGACCGCACGCTACAACCACGAAACCATCGCTCTGGGTTTCAGCCTGACCGAAGAGGCCATCGAGGACAACCTCTATGACTCGCTGTCGGCTCGTTACACCAAGGCTCTGGCTCGTGCCATGGCGTACACCAAGCAGGTTAAGGCCGCTGCGGTGTTGAACAACGGCTTCTCGTCTAGCTACCCCGGTGGCGATGGCGTGGCCCTGTTCTCCAACCAGCATCCTCTGGTGTCTGGTGGCACCAACAGCAACATTCCCGGTACCCCTTCTGACCTGAACGAGACGGCTCTGGAAGCCGCCGTGATTCAGATCAGCTTGTGGACTGACGAACGTGGTCTGCTGATCGCCGCCAAGCCCAAGAAGATGGTTGTTCCCCCGGCTTTGCAGTTCGTTGCGACCCGTCTGCTGGAGACTGAACTCCGCGTGGCGACCGCCGACAACGACATCAACGCCATCAAGAACAACGGCTCGATCCCCGAGGGTTACACGATTAACCACTTCTTGACCGATACGAACGCTTGGTTCCTGACCACGGATGTTCCCAACGGCATGAAGCACTTCGTGCGTACCCCCTTGTCGCAGTCGATGGACGGTGATTTCGACACCGGCAACGTCCGTTACAAGGCTCGTGAGCGTTACTCGTTCGGCTGGTCTGACCCGCTGGGCATGTGGGGCTCGCAGGGAGCGTAATCTCTCCAGATGGTGTGTGAAGGCATGCGCCATCTTTCAGGGGGTAATCTTCGGGTTACCCCCTTTTCTTTTTTCCCCGCTGGGTGTATAAATCCGGCAAGTCCAAGATTTCCCACTGCTTGCTGACCGGCTTGGCGGACTGACCTCACAGACAGCAAGTACCCCATGAGGAGCCTTCAATGGCACGCACTACCTTCTCCGGCCCGGTTGCATCTGATAACGGCTTTATCGGTGACTTCACGGGCAACGTCACGGGCAACGTGACCGCTACGACCGGAACCTCCACCTTCAACAACGTTGAAATCACGGGCAACACTGGCGTGGGTAACGCCGGTACGGACACCATTGGTTTCTACGGCGCGACCAAGATTGTTCGCCCCACGACCGCTGTGACCGCTGCCACTTTTGTGGCGGGTGCGGGTACGGCTGTTGATACCGCTGCTACCTTCGACGGCTACACCATCGGTCAGGTTGTCAAAGCCCTGCGTAATCTCGGCCTCCTGACTTAATAGGAGGGCATCACCATGATGCAAACCGACGTTAAAGGCGCGACTTGCGCGGCGGGCACGTCCACCACAGCTTTTGCGGGGCGTACCCGCTTGAAGGGTCTGTGGTACAGCGCCACTGGCGCGGGCTCGATTGCTGTGAAAGATAGCGGCACGACCTTGTTCACGCTGACTATTGGCGGAGCGGAGAGCAATTATCTGCTCCTGCCCGGTGAAGGCGCACTTGTGCAGACAAGTCTTGTGATCACCAACAGTGCAGGCGTAACAGGGGTGGCGTTCTATGGCTAAGTCACCGGCATGGCAGCGCAAGGAAGGCAAGAACCCCAAGGGGGGTTTGAACGCCAAAGGCCGCGCCTCTGCGAAGGCCCAAGGGATGAATCTCAAGCCGCCCGCGCCCCATCCGAAGACGGAGAAAGACGCGGCAAGACGGCGTTCCTTTTGCGCCAGAATGTCTGGGATGCCGGGCCCAATGAAGGACGAAAAGGGCAAGCCGACTAGGAAGGCTTTGTCCTTGAAAGCATGGAACTGCTGATCTGTACTCGTTGCAAGGGTGAAAAGCCCGGAACCGCTGAGTTCTTCCCTCCGCATAACAAAAAGCGGAACGGGTTGGACAGTTGGTGCCGTGCCTGCCGTTCTGAGTACCGGAACGCAAATAGCCGTGGCAAGTTTCGTCACGCAATTTCAGATGAACAACTGGCGTACATCAAAAAGACTACACATGAATGTGTTATCTGTGGGTCTGCCGAACCGCTGGTCGTTGATCATGATCATGTAACAGGTAAGGTCAGGGGGATGCTTTGCAATCATTGCAACAGAGGGCTTGGGCACTTCCGAGACAGCCCAATGTTGCTTGAGTTTGCGGCACAGTACTTGTACGCTTCAGCAGACGCTCCCGAATGGGACGCTTACCGTGAACAATACGAGAGTCGCTGACATGTCAGTTGTTGAACTTCTTACTGGCGCGTCCTACCTTTTGCTGGCCATCGTGGGGTGGTTCTTGAAAGACGCACTCGACTCAGTCAAAACCACCAAGGAGAACTTGGCTGCTTTCAAAACGGAAGTCGCCAAGGAGTACGTGCCTCGCAACGACCTGCGTGAAGTGCAGGTTGAGATGAATCGCAGGTTTGATCGCTTGGAAGAGAAGATCGACCGGCTGGTGGAGCGGCATCATGCCCAGCACTAGCAAGAAGCAGCACAATCTGATGGCGTTGGTTGCCAACAACCCCGCCGCAGCTAAACGCCTTGGCATCCCACAAAAGGTTGGCAAGGAATTCGTGGAGGCCGACAAAGGCCGCAAATTCTCAAGAGGTGGCGAAATGGCTGAGTCCAAGGCGATGGTGAAGAAGGAAGTGTCTTTCATGAAGAAGAAGGGCGCTCCCAAGTCAATGATCAAACATGAGGAGTCCGAAATGAAGGGTATGAAGAAGGGTGGCGCGGCCAAGAAAATGGCCGGTGGTGGCGTAGCTGCTTCCAAGATGGGCGCTGTCAAAACCGCTGCCCCGAGTCGTGACGGTGTTGCTGTCAAAGGCAAGACCAAGGGCACGATGGTCACCATGAAGCGCGGCGGCAAGGCTTGCTGAAATGGCCACGACCGGCAAACTGCCCCCGGCGGAACTCGCCGCCCGCATGGCGGTGCTGGAGCCCGTTCCTGAAGTGAAGACCGAGCGCGTAGTCGAGAAGAAGGACTCCGCCAAGTCAACGCCTAAGACGGAATCGCGCAGCACCAGCGACGTGTTCCGCGCAAACATGCTTCAGAAGTTTGGTGGCAAGATGAAAGAGCCGCCTCGTGACCCTGAAGGTGCTCCACTGCGTGAAGGCGGCAAGGTTAGTTCCGCTTCCAAGCGTGCCGATGGCTGCGCGATTCGCGGAAAAACTCGTGGAAAGATGGTGTAACCATGAAGCTAAATGATCTTTCTCCAATTGCAGGCATTGCCGCTGGTGAAGGCATGATGGGCAATCTGACCCAGTACGGCGCACTTGGTGCGGTGGCTGACGCCATTCGCCGCCAGCGAGAGAAGAAGGATCAGAGCCAACCCGGTGTAGCCCCTACAAGTTCAGGCATGAAGAAGGGCGGCAAGGTTAGTTCCGCATCGGCCCGCGCTGACGGCTGCTGCGTTCGTGGCAAGACTCGTGGGAGATTCGTATGAAGAAGCGTAAGTATCGGTTTGAAGAGGGCGGGGACGTTGTTTTCCCCGGCGACGGTCGGCAGGACTTTGATCCTGATGAGCTTGCCAAGGCCAGCACACGCAACTTGAAGTCTGAGATTGACTCCATGCGGGACGTGGAGACGGAAACCATCCCTTCCGCTGCCCCTGCTCCGACTCGCTCCAAGGGTTTCAAAGAAGCCTTTGCTGACGCACGTCGTGCAGGTGACAAGACCTTTGAATGGCAAGGTAAGCGGTACACCACGGAAGTGGCTGCGGCCAAAAAGCCCGCTGCCCCCGCTCCTGCTCCTGCTGCCCCCAAGGCCAAGCAAAGCATCTACGACACTAGCCGTGATCCGCTGATCCGCAAGGTCAAGGAAGCCTTCAACGCTCCGGTTCAAGCCGAACGTGAGGCTCGCCGTGGGCAGTCCGGTGGTCCCGACCCTTACTACGGTAAGAAGGGCGAAGACCGCATGAAGGCTATGCGTGGGTACGCCAAGGGCGGCTCCGTCAGTTCTGCTTCTAAGCGTGCTGACGGCTGTGCCATTCGCGGCAAGACTCGCGGGAAGATGGTGTAACCATGAGGGCCAGCCGTGGGATGGGGGCCATCTCCCCCTCCAAGATGCCCAAGGGGGCTAAAAAGTCCCGTAGGGATAGCACCGACTTCACTCAGTACGCTGAGGGCGGCAAGGTGAAGTCCAAAGTCAACGAGGCTGGCAACTACACCAAACCCGGCATGCGCAAGTCGCTGTTTGAGTCCATCAAGTCTCAGGCAACGCAAGGTACCGCTGCTGGCCAGTGGAGCGCCCGCAAGGCGCAGCTTCTGGCTAAGCAATACAAGGCCAAAGGCGGCGGGTACAGAGGTTGACATGAAAGCCCCGCAGCAGTCGCTCAAGGCTTGGACCGCTCAAAAGTGGAGGACAAAAAGTGGTAAACGATCTTCTGACACGGGTGAAAGGTATCTTCCAGAGGCTGCGATCAAAAGTCTTTCCCCCCAAGAATACGCAGCCACAACCCGAGCCAAGCGAGCAGGCAAAGCCTCCGGCAAGCAATTCGTGAAGCAACCCAAAACAGTTGCCAAGAAAACCGCGAGGTTTCGCTAAATGACCACCACCGGTACCTCAGTCTTCAACCTTGACGTCAACGACCTCATCGAAGAGGCGTTTGAGCGTTGCGGGCAGGAACTGCGCACGGGCTACAACTTCCGCACTGCGCGGCGTAGCCTCAACCTGCTGACGATTGAGTGGGCCAACCGGGGCATCAATCTCTGGACGATTGAGGAGGGGCAGCTTCCGCTGTACCCCAACCAAGCAATCTACGCGTTGCCGAATGACACGATTGATCTGTTGGATCAAGTCACGCGCACGTACGCGGGTGCGGGGACCAACCAGATTGACATCAACATCAACCGGATCAGCGAGTCCACGTACTCCACGATCCCGAACAAGTACGCCCAGGGGCGCCCAATTCAGGTCTGGATCAACCGGCAGACTGGCGAAACCAACGCGACGACCGCGCAGGTTTCAACCCAGACCGTCCAGCCCACCGACACCACGATCTATTTGGATGACGTGACTCAGTTGGCCGCTGCTGGGTTCATCAAGCTGGGCAACGAATTGATCAGCTACAGCACGCTGACGCAGCCTAGCCCCAATTCAACCGCCGGGTACATCAGTTATTGCGGGCGTGGCCAACAGAACACGATTGCGGGTACGCACAACGTAGGGACTGCCGTTTATGTGGCGCGACCCCCATCAATCAACATTTGGCCAGTGCCCAATCAAGGGTCCGTGGGCAATCCCTATTACATGTTTGTCTATTGGCGCATGCGTCGTATTCAGGACACCGGTACAGGGGTCAAGACTCAAGACATTCCCTTCCGTCTTTTGGAGTGCATGGTTGCGGGCCTTGCGTACAAAATGTCGCTGAAGCTGCCTGACATGGACCCCAGCAGGATCGCTATGCTCAAGGCGGAGTACGAACAGCAGTGGCAGTTGGCAGCGGAAGAAGACCGCGACAAGGCCAACGACCGCTTCGTGCCGCGTGTTCTGTACTACTCGTAATCATGGCCGGTCCCAAGTACGCCTCAGCCAAATACACGATTGCAGAGTGTGACCGCTGCGCACAGCGGTACCTGCTCAAGCAGTTGCGTAAGCTGACCATCAAAACCAAGATGGTCAGTATCAAGGTGTGCCCGGAGTGCTGGGAGCCAGATCAACCGCAGTTGCAGCTTGGCATGTACCCGGTCTATGACCCACAGGCCGTTCGTGAACCGCGCCCTGATGTAAGTTATTTTCAGTCTGGCTTGAACGGTTTGCAGACTTTAGACACGGTAGGTATTGATCCATCCCAGACGGGTACCCCCGAAGGCGGTAGCCGGGTGTTCCAGTGGGGTTGGAATCCGGTGGGTGGGTCACGCGGGTTTGATACCGTGCTCACACCAAATTACTTGGTTTTGCAGGCCCAAGTTGGTACAGTAACAGTCACTACGACATAAGGAGTCGGAAATGGACGCAAAGAAAGCAGTGCACAAGCACGAGAAGGCTATGCACCCCGGCAAGCCGCTGACCAAGCTGGCAAAGGGCGGCAAGACCAATGCTCAAATGAAGGCGTTGGGTCGTGGGTTGGCCAAGGTTGCAAATCAGAAAAAGTCATCCTTCACCTACAAGAAGGGGGCCTGATCATGGCCAAGTTCAGCATGAAGAAGGGCGGCAAAGAAGTCGGCCCTGCTGCGGTCTACGCAGCCCCTCATGATATGAGCGGGGCGGCTACGCGTGTGGCCGAGAATCCCGGTTCGCTGCCCAATTCCAGCGAGGCACGTAACGTCAACATGTCCGTGGGCAACATCTCTCGTGACCCGAACGCTGGTGCTACCAAGACGACCGGCATCAAGATGCGCGGTACCGGTGCGGCTACCAAGGGTGTGATGTCTCGCGGCCCGATGGGTTGAGCATGAACTACCAAGAGTTGTTCGACGCTGTTCAGTCGTATTCGGAAAATACTTTTCCGGCCTTTGACCTGTCTAATGGGTCACAGGACACTACGACTGAGCAGATCAATCGGTTTATCCAACAGGCCGAACAACGCATCTACAACACGGTTCAATTTCCGTCCGTTCGCAAGAACGTGACTGGCCCCACTCAGGCCAACAACAAGTACTTGTCATGCCCGACCGACTTTTTGGCGGTCTACTCAATGGCTGCGATTGACGCCAGTGGCAACTACGAGTACCTGTTGAACAAGGACGTGAACTATATTCGCCAGGCGTACCCAAACCCAAATAGCGACAAGGGCATCCCCAAGTACTACGCGCTGTTTGGCCCTACGGTTGTTGGGAGCACCATTACAAATGAACTGACGTTCATTCTTGGCCCTACCCCCGATGCCGTATACAGCATTGAGCTTCATTACTATTACTACCCCGAGTCAATTGTCACGGCGGGCACTTCTTGGTTGGGCGACAACTTTGACACCGTGCTGCTGTACGGTACGTTGGTTGAGGCGTACACCTACATGAAGGGTGAGCAGGACGTCATGGCGTTCTACGAAGCTCGGTACAAAGAAGCTCTGGCGCTGGCCAAGCGTTTGGGCGATGGTATGGAGCGCCAGGACGCGTACCGCTCTGGCCAATACCGGCAACCGGTGACCTGATATGGCGATTTTCCAAACAGTCACCACGAGCTTCAAGGTCGAGATTCTTCAGGCCGTGCACAACTTCGGCCCGACTTCTCCCGACACGTTTAAGATTGCGCTGTATACAGGCAATGCTGCGTTGGGGGCGACCACGACGGTCTACACGACAGACAACGAGGTAACGGGTACTGGCTATGTGGCTGGGGGTGTTACGCTCGTGATCAATCCGTCGCCCACATCCGGCATCAACAACCAACAGGTGCCTACCGCGTATGTGTCGTTCAATCCGGCAATTTGGGCTGGGGCCACGTTTATTGCACGCGGGGCGTTGATTTACAACAGCAGCAAGGGCAACAAGTCTGTTGCCACGCTTGATTTTGGTTCTGACAAGACTGTGGTCAATCAAACGCTCACAGTTACGTTCCCGGTGGCTGATCCCAACAACGCGATTGTCCGCATTTCGTAAGGAGCATAGATGGCAACGGTATTCACTACCAAAGGTGACATGGATGAATCTCTTCTTGAGAAGAAAGAAGGGTTCGTGGACAATGACAATGAGCACACGACGTGGGTCGAGTATTGGCATGAGGGTGAACTTGTTCACCGTTCAGTGCATGTAACGTTGAAACAAATGCCTGTCTTTGCTGGTGCCGAAGCGGCATCGTTTAACTAAGGAGCCCCAGAATGGCAAACACACAATCAATGTGCACCTCGTTTATGCAGGAACTGCTGACGGCCACGCACAACTTTACGACTGGTACCGGCGACACCTTTAAGGCGGCGCTGTATCTGACAAGCGCCACTTACAACGCCTCGACCACGGCGTACTCGGTTACAGGTGAGGTGTCGGGCACTAATTACACCCCTGGTGGTGTGACGGTGACCAACGGAACATCTCCGCTGTCTACCAATTCGTCTGCCACGGCAGGTGTAGCTTATTGGACACCTTCGGCTTCGATCACATACACCAATGTCACGCTATCTACGGCGTTTGACGCGGTGTTGATCTACAACTCGTCGAAGTCTGATAAGGCTGTCAGCGTGCATACCTTCGGTTCGCAGACTGTGACCGCAGGCACTTTCACCCTGACGATGCCGTCCAATACGACTTCCACGGCTCTGCTGCGTCTGGCTACGACCTGATTCGGCTCTTATGAAGGAGCCGGGGCGTGCCTACCGGATGGGGTGATGGCGGTTGGGGCGATGGTACTTGGGGTGGACTTGGTGAAACCCTAACAGGTGTTGTTGCTTCAGGCGCAGTTGGGTCAGTAGAAAAAACTGTCACCGTTGCGCTGACAGGCGTTGCTGCGTCTGGCGCAGTAGGGTCTGTCGTTGCCAACTCCTCAAAGGCGCTCACCGGAGTCGAAGCCTCCGGCGCAGTCGGTACGGTAACCGGGGAAGCCATATACGAGGTGGCAATCTCTGGTGTTAGCGCAGCAGGTGCGGTTGGTAGCGTTGCTGCAAGCACCGCTGAAAACGAAGACGGCGTAATTGCCTACGGTAGCGCCGGAGATGTAGGGTCAAGTCGCACAGTTACCCTGTCTGGTGTCGTTGCTTCCGGGGCAGTGAGTTCGGTCGAGTTTGCTCAAGGTTCAGGCATCACATCTGTTTCCGCCGCCGCAGCGGTTGGAAGCGTTGCTGCGGTCAAGACGGTTGCGATTACTGGAGTTGCGGCAACGGGTCAGATTGAATCTGTAACCCCCAGTACATCTGAGAGCGAAAACGGAAATGTTGCCCACGGTCAGGTAGGAACGGCCTCACCAGTCACAACGGTTGCTTTGACCGGCGTTGCAGCGTCCGGCGCGGTCGGGAATGTTGAGTTCTTCCTTCAGTTGACTTCTGTATCAGCAACTGGAAACGTTGGGTCGGCAGCATCTAGCCGTACCGTCGCGCTTACAGGCGTTGCTGCGCAAGGTTTGATTGGTAACGAAGTTCCGGCTAAGGTAGTGGCATTGACTGGCGTGGCCGCGTCTGGTGCAGCAGGCACCATGACCGTTGGCCAGAGGTTGGTGGCGATTACGGGTAGTCAGGCAATGGGGCGAGTAGGATCGACAGGGGTTTTCTACTGGTCGTTGATTGACGATAATCAAGCAGCAAGTTGGACTCTTGTCCCAACGGAATAGGAGCAATAAATGGCGGTCACAAATTTTTCACCTTTGCTCGGTTTGGCTTTGCCAACCACCGGTGATCTTTCAGGTACGTGGGGCACCACGGTTAATGATTCCATCACAAATCTGTTGGACACCGCAGTAGCGGGCACGACCACGCTCTCCACGGACGGGGACGTAACGCTGTCCACGACCAACGGCGCGGCAAACCAAGCCCGGTCGGCTGTTCTGTTGTGCACTGGCGCACGAACTGTTTTGCGCACCATTACGGCTCCGGCGCAATCAAAAGCCTACGTGGTCATCAATCAAACCACGGGTGGGTTTGGTGTCAAAGTTGTTGGCGCAGGGCCAACGACCGGGGTGACGATTGCGAACGGCGACAAAGCACTGATTGCTTGGAACGGCTCCGACTTCGTTGTCGTCTCGTCCACTTCAATTTCAAACCTGACCGGCACGCTGCCTGTTACTAGCGGCGGTACGGGGCAAACGACTTACACGGACGGTCAACTGCTAATTGGCAATACCACTGGAAATACGCTTACCAAAGCAACTCTGACAGCAGGTTCAGGTATCAGCGTAACCAACGGTTCTGGCTCAATTACGATTGCCGCTACTGGAGGTAACGGTACGGTTACTTCGGTTAATACGTCTAATGGCCCGGCCCCAATTAACGGTTTGACGTTGACTGGCGGGCCGATTACTACTTCTGGCACCGTCACTTTGGGCGGTGGAGTTAACGTTTCGACAATTACTACGGGAACACTGCCGGTTGCCAACGGTGGTACAGGTCAGACAACGTACACAAACGGTCAACTGCTGATTGGTAACAGCACGGGTAATACTTTAACCAAGGCCACGCTAACCGCAGGTACTGGAATTAGTATTACCAATGGTGCGGGATCAGTTACTGTTGCCGCTACTGCTACTGGGTCTAATATCCAGACGTTTACCGCAGGCGGAACCTATACCAAACCCACTGGCGCTAATTTTGTAATGGTTGAACTTTGGGGCGCTGGTGGCGGCGGCAATAGTTCACCTCGTGCGGGCACGCAAGGTGGTGGGGGCGGTGGTGGCGCTTATACCTATCGTATGTTTGCAGCCCCACAGGTTGGCGCAACAGAATCAGTAACGGTCGGTGCTGGTGGCCCCGCAGGTAGTAATGGGGGCACCACTAACTTTGGCACACTTTTGTACGCCTATGGAGGCACGGGTGGGGGTGTTGGAACGGGAGGCAACGGCGGATCAATAGTCAGTAGTCTTATTACTGAAGTAGCGCCATTTGGCTCCCCAAGCCCTGCAAATGGTAGCCAAAATATGTTTGTAAACCTAGCAGGTCGGGCTAATAACGGTCCGGGCGGGTCTATGTTTAATCTCAGTGTTTGGGGTGGGGGTCAGGGTAGCGGTGCCGGTAATATTCCTGGGGGTGGGTCTTTTTTTGGTGGGGGCGGTGGTGGCTCGGGCGGGAATCCGTTTCCGCCAAACTCCCCTGCTCCCGCAGCTGCTACGGGTGGGGCGGGAGGAGTTCGTATATTTGGAAGTGCCACAACTTTTGTGCCCCAAGGCCCAAGTTCTTTTAACGTTGGTGCTGGTGGAGGTGGGACGGGTGGTTCTCCCGGCGGCGCGGGAACTCCCGGCGGCGATTTCAGTGGGGGAGGTGGAGGAGGGGCCTCCGGTGGACCAAACTCCGGGCTTACTGGAGGGGACGGGGGACTTGCCGCTGGCGGTGGCGGCGCGGGCGGCTCTTGGAATAGCAGCCCCCCCGGCCCTGCCAATGCGGGTGGCAATGGGGGTAATGGGTACGTTGTTGTCTACACATGGTGATAACTATGAGCGCAGATAAATTTTACATTATTACCGGCAATGTTGTAGTCAACATTGTTGTATTAAAAGAAGAAGACGCCGCCAGATTTAATCTAAAACGGGTGCCAATACAAACAGAGTTTGGCACCGTGGGGATTGACTGGACATATCTTCCAGAAGAAGATCGTTTTCTTCCCCCACCGCGAGATATTTTAGGGGAGTGGAGCCGTATACGAGCAGTTCGTGATACGTACTTAGCGGAATCGGATTTGTATGTTATGCCGGATCGCTGGGCAACATACAACCAAGACGAGCAAAACGCATGGACGGTATATCGAGACAAACTGCGCAATATTACCAAAGATTTTGTGGACCCCAAAGAAGTTGTTTGGCCCACAAAACCGTTTGTAGAGTCAATGGAAAACATTAACCCTTCTACACCGGAAATTTAATGGCTATCAAAAATAACAAAGTAATTATTGCTACGCCAATGTATGGCGGCATGTGTACTTGCACGTATACTCTGGGGTTAATTGATACGTTTAAATCACTTGCTGAAAACGATTATGCACCGGGTATTTTAATTACTGCAAATGAGAGTTTGATAACCAGAGGTAGAAATGATCTGGTCCACCGATTTTTGCAAACCGACGCGCATTATTTTTTATTTGTGGACGCAGACATTGGGTTTAAAGGCGAAGATGTACTTAAATTGATAAATGCGGGTAAAGATTTAATCTGCGGGTTGTATCCCAAAAAAATTATTGATTGGGAGCGTATTACAAAAGCCGCACAAGCGGGCGAAACAAACTTAAAAGACTTTGCTGGGTCTTTTGTTGTTAATCCTGTAAAGAATTACGATCCCACAGACTTAGATAAACCGCTCGATAGCCCCGTAGTGGAAATTGACCACGCAGGCACTGGGTTTATGCTAATTACGAGAACTGTGTTTGAAACTTTAGCCCCCCACGTTAAAGAATATCGGCATACAACTTTTACCGATAAACACGGGAATCTTCCAGATTTAATCAAAGAATATTTTGCTTTGGATGTAGTGGGGGATGATAAATATTTCTTGTCTGAAGACTACTTTTTTTGCGATCTCTGGCGTAAACACGGGGGCAAAGTTTACGCCGATTTAAGTATATCACTTACACACACGGGTACTTATACTTATACCGGTAATGTGTTTGTTGGCGGTTCCAACAGAGGTGGTTAGTTATGTGGAAACTGCAACCCCAACAAGACACAGTAGAAAATTGGGCCTACATAGAGCAAGCGTTTACCAAAGAACAGTGCCAAGAAATCATTAGATTAGGAGAACTATTGCTCCCAACGACAGCGCATACCGCTGGTAATGTTAACCCTTGTTTAGAAATTAGAGACAGCAAAGTTTCTTGGATGCACCCAAACAACGAAACAGCTCCTATTTTTCAAAAACTTACCGAGTATGTAATTTATTTAAACAATAAATTTTTTAACTTTGATATTGATGGGTTTTCGGAGGGGCTTCAATTCACAAAATATGAGCCCCCGGCTGGAAAATACGAACCGCATTTAGATAAAATATTTAATGGCACCATTAGAAAATTGTCGGTTGTGGTGCAGTTGTCCGACCCGGCAGATTATGAAGGCGGTGATTTAATTCTAAAACTTGGACACGAAGATACAAGCGTACCAAAGCAGCAGGGGCGTCTAACTGTGTTTCCTAGTTATGTTCTTCATGGGGTGCAGCCCGTTACTGCGGGTACGCGCTACAGTCTTGTTGCATGGATCACGGGGCCACGATTCAAATGAATATGCTTACACCAAAAGAAATCTTCACGCAGCAAGGCTACGCGGTAGTCAAAGGGCTTGTATCCAAAGATACAGCGCGGTTCTTGTTTGACTATTTGCTGTTGACAACACGCGCAGCCCAGTTTGGCGGTGGTTCGCGGGACGACGCGCAAGTGGTAGGCGCCCTGAGTGCTGTGCACGGGGACGCCGCTTTCGAGGCTTTGATGTTGCACATTCATAAGAGAATGGAAACGCACACAGGACTGGAACTGATTCCGACCTACACGTACCGTCGCCTGTACAAGCACGGCAACATCTTACACAAGCACAAAGACCGCCCTTCGTGCGAAATTTCTGCCACTATCAAACTCGGGGATTCGGGCGGGTACAACTGGCCGATCTGGATGGTAGATACCCCGTACGAACTTGAAGACGGGGATGCTGTAATCTATCGTGGGTGCGATCTTGAACACTGGCGCGACCCGTGCGAAGGCCCAGCCAACTACATCATGGGGCAAGTGTTTACGCATTACGTAAACAAAAACGGGCCGTTTACGGAGTACGCCTACGACCGTGAGCCATACCGCGCTCAAGTATTTGAAAGTCTGAAGAACGGATTCTTTGGGTAAGGAGGCGTGATGGACGAGAACCGCAACATCAACCACGAGATTGCCCTGCTGCGTGAGCAGGCCAAGGCAGAACTCAACCGGCTGGAAGCCCAAAGCACCGCCAAGGATGTCGCGGGTAAAGCCATCGGCAAGCACGGTCTGGCCTACATCACGGCCATCGTGGTGATTGGTGTGGGCGCTTCCATCGTCCTTGAGAACGAGAAGATTGCCGCTGTGATGGGCCTGCTTGGCGCGGCCCTGACCGCTCTGATCTCCATGCTCAACGGCATTGCTGGGGCCAGCGTCAAGGAAGAGAAGCCCGAGTTCACCGTCATCAAGAGCCTGATTGACAAACTGGATCGCCTGGACAAGCCAGAGCAGCCCATGCGCGTGACAGTGCAAGGGGATAAAGTCACGGTCACCAAGGGTGACGACACCGTAACGGCTGCGAGGGAGTAACGGGGTGTATGGAGCCAATTACCGGCATTCTGGCAGCCGTCTCAGCCGCGAATGCCGCGTTTGGGGCGGTCAAAAAACTCGTCGCTACTGGCCGCGAGATCCAAGATGTAGCGGGTCAGATCGGCAAGTGGTACGGTGCCTTCGGGGACTTCAACCGCATCGCCAACGAGAAGGCCAACAAGAAGCCTTCCATCTTCAAGCGCCTGCTGCATGACGGGTCGGTCGAGCAAGAAGCCTTGCAGATCACGATGCACAAGCAGGCGCTGATCAAGCAGGAGTACGAACTCAAGATTTTGATCATCGCTCACTACGGTGAGAATGTTTACAACGAGATGATCATGGAGCGCATCCGGCTGAAGAAGGAGCGCGAG